TCCAGTCTCAGCTAACCAAGCAAATATGAGTGTTTCGATGCCCATACGATAAGTATGGATCAGTGGTGCCAGTGCTTCTTGTTCTGCCTGTTGTCGTTCTAGTTCATCCATGATTGGCCCCTTCAAGCCGCTTCTCTAATGTTAATGCTTTCTCAAACAAAACCAGTCTTTATGGTTTCTGGTTGCGTGGACTACATAGCGTGGGATGTTCGATGGGCTATGGATGCGCCCCCCTGACAGTTGCCAGAGAGGAGTTCCAGGCGGGATCAGCGCCATCGGATCCTCACCGATGGGCACGAACCCAAGAACCTTGCCGTTCCCGAAGTAAGTCGGAACTACCGTTCCTGCTGGTATATTACCTGCCGATTTTCTCCTATTGCCATGGCCTCCAGGAGACGAGGAAGGTTTTCGGCAAGGCTGTGGGCTAGCTGGGCGCGTTATGGGGCAAGGCTGCTTTGTGCCGGGTGCTGGGGCCACCGATGGGATGATCTCCTGGGAGCCGAAAAACACCCGGCGCATGGCTGCGAGTAAAGCCTCCCGGCGCTCGGCCAGAAAAGCGGCGCGATCTTCCATCAAGACAACCCCTGTTTGATAGCCTTGAGGATGATGGCCAATTCACCTTTCTGGATGTAATGTCCCTTGCGGACAACTGCTTTGTTCATGACCAAGCCGATTATGGCAAGAGACTTCTTGGCGTTCTCGGAGGGCTCAGGGATGGTCGGAGTAGGGATGTCCCAGGATGCAAGCATCTTCTGCAACATCATCTCAATCCTGTTCAGGGACGATGTGACATGGCCCTTGCCTTCAACGCAATCCGAATGGTATTCCGGGGAAGGCGGAGCAAGGTCTTCCTTCTTGATTTCAGGGATGGGTTCGGTCTTGACCCAAGCACAAGTGGCTCGGCCATGCTTCTGGTTCCAGGTGATGTTTGGGGTCTTCTCCAGGATCTTCTTGACCGTGGACCAGGGGGCTCCCCATGAGATGGCCCCGGACAGGCCAGCCAGTTTGTCGGTCTTGTATTCTCCCGGCGGCAATTCAGCGATTGCGGCGCGGACTGCGGTTTGCAGGGACATGATTCCTCCTTGGAAGTTAAAGTTTGATGGTCTGGCACTTAGGCAACTGGGCCAGGGTGGCGTCCAGTTCGTCCAGAAATTGTTTGGCGGATGCTTCCATCAGGATGATTTCTTTATCATCCCGGTAGTAGCGGTAGATGAGCATTTGATACTCAGGGGGGAGGCGCGGATCGTAGCTGACAAAATCACACCACGCCCGCTCGCAGCACAATATCTGGGTGAGCATCTGGTAGCGGTACTTCGATGGGGGCACCCCGGTCATCAGGTATTCGAGATGGGTAGCCGTCAGCGGACACTTTATCTCAATGAGCCCATCCGTGCCCACCAGCCCGTCCGGAGAGGCGGCAATTCGGTCATTGGTGGGGTGCAAGACCAGACCAACCTGAGTGACCTCCTGGAACGTCCTAGCCTTGTAAATTTCACGGGCCTCTGCTTCGTGTTCTCTGCCCCAGATGATTGGGCCAGATTCAAAGACATCTTCGCACGGTTGCCCGGTCAGCGTTTCACAGACTAGTTCAGCACGGTAATTACGCCTTTCTGCTGCTTCTCCACTTTTAATCGAGGCCATGACTGCCGACATCCGCGAAGCCGTGATTTTCCCGGCCCTGGCCTGTTTCCACTCTGGAGTCCCTTGAACACAATCAATGATTCGCATTTAACTCTCCAGCATAGGTGCTTGGGTTTCAGGGGCTTTCACTGTGCGCTTGATAAATTCCGTAGTCTGAGCCGCGAATTCCTTCTCACGCTGGCGCAGAGTCGGCAGCAGAACCGCAGCGGTGAACTTGGTCTTGGAATCAGTCACGCGAGCGGTGAAATCTTCCAGTTCATCCAGTTTGTTCTGCACCCGCAGATGGCCCCCAATCTTCTCCAGCAGCGCAGACCACTCGGTTTCCTCATCCTTGGTCCACTTACCTACTTCGGTTTTGGTTGTACTTGCCGTATCCTTACCACTTACACCGTTTCCGTCATCATCTTCCTGGCCGATCCCCAGAATTGCGGCAGCGGCATAACGGCGGCAATAGGTGGTGGCGGATCCGATGGTCTGGGCACTCACGGGTTCCGTCTTGCCGGTCTTGCTGCTGGTGACGGGAAATACCGGGCTGGAGGTGACGCAGGAGAACCATTCCCCACTTTCATGCGCCAGCAGACTGGTCACCAGAACAGTGCCGCCTTCCTCGGACCCCTCGAAACTGGGAAACTGGGACAGAGACAGCCCATTCTTCCCGAGCAGGGGCCGCGCCGTATTCAGCACTTCCCCGAGATCGGCGTACTTGCTGTTGAAGAACGGGTTCTTCGATGACTTGGCGGCATTGTTGACCTCTCCCTGAAAAGCGGAAAGAGCCTTGGCAATGGCACCGATGGTTTCAGAATGATTCATGGATCACCTCATTGGACATCGTGCGGATATCATCGGAAGTCGGCTCAAAGGCCGAACTGGCATCCGGTTCTGGCAGGGAATGCAGATAGTTGATCATGGCTTCGCTGGAGGCATTGAACTGATTCAATAATGCCATAGCCTGTGCTCTGGCAACAGGAATCCCATCGATGCTGGGGAAGATGCTGTAGCATGCATTCCAATTTTCTCCCCCAAGATGCAGGAACAGATCCCCACTCTCGGTCACAATTTCAATCCTTGGAACGGTTCGCATTCGCATCCTCCAGAGAAAAAGGTGGTAGGCCATGGGCTTCCAGGAAAAGATCAAGCAGTCGTTTGCCACTCGCGCCAGGGGTTCGTGTCCCATGCAGCCAGTGATAAAGGGTGCGTGGGGAAACTCCGATCATTCGCGCCATAACCTTGATGGTTCGATACTTACGGCGCAGGGACAACCACGGTTCAGGCAGGGTCGTTTGCATCGGCACCTCCAGGAACGCCGTTCACCCTCCAACGATCCCCCATGATGGCCCCCACGTTGGCGATGATCCAGTCTTGATCCGCGATGGTATCATCCTTGGAATAGGCATTGGTGATGGCGAAGTCGCCTTCGGCCTTCAGGAAATTGGACAGGTCGGTGGGGGTGGCGAACTCCCCGGCCTCGCCAAGTTCGCAACCGAGGAGGACGGCCTTCTGCATATTGTTGATGGCGGAACAGAGCGTGTTCGCGTCTCCCAGCGACATGGCACATCGCACGGCACAGGCATTGACCCGCATGAGCTTGCGTAACAGTTCCATCTTCGCACTGACAAGCAAGGTATCCATGGCACCTCCAGAGATTGGCCGGTTGGTCGGCACTACCAAGCATAGACCCAGTGGTCCGAATGTCAACCGAAGGAAGAAAAAAAAATAGTTTTTATATACAGTGTCCAGGTGACCGGCAAAGAGTGTACGGGACTTTCCGCCCCGGAGATCAATCCACAAGTTATCCCATTGGTCCCGGCCCACAATGGCGCTCTTGGGTGCCAGCCCGATTGTGGTGATTAAGCGGCAATATGCATCTGGCTAGCGGGGAAAGAGATTCCGCCCAACCAGAGCATTGATCAGTGTATTGACGGCAGAGATGATGGCCGCGTTGGTGGGCGAGGGAGCGGATTCCGGGGCTTCAATTGATGATATGCAGAATCCGGTAGGTGGCCAGAGCGCCATACAGAGCCCAGACCAGACGAACCTGAGCGGCAAAATCGGCAACGTCCGCCCAAGGCCATTCCCCACCGTCCGGAGTGTAGCCAAATGCGGTCGCGGCAAAATCGTACACCACATCTTCCGTGCCCATGCCCAGGAAAGTGAACACTTCCCGATTGGGGGCCGTACCTTCCTGTTTGAGGGCGATTTTGCCAGCGTTGCCGTCCTTGTGGAGACGGACGACGGTATAGGTAATAACCTTGCCGGCAAGGTTAAATTCCACGGTATCGCCCTCGCGGAGACGCTGGGGGGGTGCAGAGATAGTGAAGTGAGCCATTGTGATCCTCCAGGATCGATCCAATACCGGGATTGGCATTGGTTGATCCCAAGATAAACTTGGGATCCGTCAGTGTCACGCGATATTTAGCATTGCCGGTAAATCATGCCATGCCAAACCAAGGCACAATGGTATCCATTGCTTCGCATCGCAAAGTAATGCTTGAGCGCACTATCTTTATCCGTATGTGAGCAATGGAAGGTAACATCCGGATCCGTCTGAATCAGGGAGTAGACGGATGGCCGAGGATCAGCCAGGGCGATGATTTGGACGCAGGGTGGACAGTAGGAAATTCTCATGATAGCTCCAGGGATTAACGAGGATAGAGCATAGCGATTGCAGTACAGCCGCCGACAATGAACCAGATGATGAATTTCATAGTCCGATCACTCATGGGAAACCACCTTACGCCCAAGATGAGCAAAGGGTGCCATGATGCGCGCTAGACGCGTCTGGATCCCTTCCAGGCCACTGGAAACGATGCCCAATTGGGATTCCAGTTCAAGGATATATGACTGTAGCTTGGCAATCTCCCTGTCTTTCTCTTGGATAACCAAGAATGGATCTTGCCGCACAGTAAAACCATACTTGTTCATTGTCATTGCATCACCTCCATACAGGTAGGACAGATGGGATAACCTTTGCTCAACCATTGAGCGGTACTGCGCACAGTGTAGCCGCATCCGTGGCAGGATGCCTTGATCATTCTGGTAGTTTGCTTTTTGCCGGCGGATGTATTGCCGGCTGGATCAAGCTTGCCACTGGGCTGATGACGTAGGTAAATTCGTCGTCATCTTGAGCTATCCGGGCCGGTGAAAGCAAAAAAAAATTAGTTTTTATATGAATGGGATGCCCTTCCCCGCGCCATGGATTCAGCCTTGAATTTGTCGCGGTAGACAGTGGCCATGGTCACGCCTCCGTCATGAATAGCAGCTGCTCGGCGCCGAATACCTGACATTCCCCGCAGGACTCACATTCGTAATTTTCCGCGTCGGGTTCAACACCAAAGGCCTCGTCCCCGCAGGCGATACAGAGCCCAAGACAGTCATCGGCTTCGACGGCCGCGATGATGCGAGCCGGAGTTATTGATTTATGCAATTTCATTGTGCCACCTCAAGAGAATGGGCCCTGCCACAATAGCAGGGCCCGGATTTAGGACCTAGTGGATTGGAAAGTGGACGTCGGGGCCCAACTTGCGGAAGCAAAGCCCGCATTTGTCACATTGCAGCTCCTTAGGACCATATTCAGGGCATAGGATGGAGTCTTGAGGATACGTGGGGATCCCCATATGGGCATTTTTCCAGCCACGCGGCGCGCGCCAGGCCTGCTCATCGCATGACGCGAATAAGACAACATTGGCCAGAGCCCGGAATGGTTCCAATGCTCTGCGAAGTTTGGGGACACGCCAGCTTCGGGTGTATGCCAGGAATTGAGTCTGGGGAAACATGCTGGCAATTTTAGTCCAGGCCTGGATGTAGCCAACAGAGAAGAAATCGCCCGCGACGTGGATGCGGAATTTGTTGGGGGACGTCTTGGCCAGACTGCGGATGATGGACGCTTGCCAGTCTTCAGTGAGGACAGACGTCAAGTTTGCGCCGTAGGCGCGAGCGGTCGAGGTAAAGACTTTCATGTATTTGGAAGCGTAACAGACGGCCGCGCAAGCTTCCGTCTGGCCTGGACATGTTTCGCCGGGAGGAAGGGAAATGTTGGGGATCTTGCCAAGCTTGGAATTGCCGGGTGAGATTACGAAGGACATGACGCGGCCTCTAGAAGAAAAAGTGAAGGGTGAGGGCTGCGATGAGTGCGAAGCCCAGAAGGAAGTGGCCGAAGTGATTCATTGTTTGACATTACGCTCAATGTAGAGCGTCCACCACCGACCCCGCGCCATATGATGTGTGATAAAGGTAATGGCCATGCGATCCTCCAGGTTGTGGGTTGTTCCTCACTAATAGAGGATAGGCCCAATGGAGCATGAGTCAAGATGTTTTTGACGTTTAAACCCCATGTCATTCAGTGTGATCCACCAGAGATTGTTTAGTTAATCAGTAAGAAATGGGTGTAATGGTAGCATGGGCAATACAGTTGCAATACCCTTTGTTTACCTAACCACTAAACAATGTGTGAGGTGTACGTACCATCCATAGGTCCATCATGCTCAACTGACCACACACTCGTACGTACCATCCATGCACCCAACCATGAGCGCGTCAGCTTGGATGAGATGCTATGGCCTACTGGAGCGATAAGATCCA